CACAAGCTGCGCCTCAACCACAAGCACAACCCACTCCGGCTCCAAGACCAACTGTTCAAGCCACTACTCCTGCTATGCCTACTGCTACGGCTCGCCCAAGCTTTAAAACGCTTGAGGGGATTCGAGCAGTTATCGCTGACGCAGAATCCCGTGGTCAGACTCTGGACTTCTAAGCCGCAAAGGACTTTATATGTTTAATAACTTCATTTCCCTCGTCGGGACTCTGTTGGGTGTTGGTGACGATATCGTTACTGTCATTACTGGCTCCACTGGTGTTCCCGGTCCGGCGGGTTCGTTGGCCTCAGACCAGCAAACCTATTTTAGCGCTAAGTTGCTAGAAGTGGCCGTGTTGTTTACCGTTCTTGACCAGTTCGGTGACAAAGACCCGATTCCTAGCAATTCTAGTAAGACCATTCAGTTCAACCGCTTGGAGAAGCTTGCTACGTCGCTTACTCCAGCTCAGTTGTCTGAAGGGATTCAGCCGGATGCGATTGGCTTGCAAATGAGCCAGTTTCAGGCGGTTGCTGAACAGTACGGCCTGTTACTCCGTTTGAGCGACTTGTCGGAACTGACCAGCAAGCACGACGTTGTGGGACGTGCACTCTATGTGCTCGGCCTGCACGCGGCTGAAACGTACGACATTCTTATCTTCAACGTGTTGTCGGCGGCTTCCAACGTGTACCGTCCGAACGGTAGGGTTAGTAATGCTACCACGACTGCTTCGGATAAGATTGGCTATACAGACCTAGTGGCGATTCACGCTAGCTTGATGGACCAAGGCGGACGTGGATTCGACGACGGGGATTATGTTTTCGTGGTTCCTCCGCAGGTACATGCTTCTATGCTGCAAGACCCTGACTTCAAGGCGTCGAACCAGTATGCTAAGCCTGAGCGTATTTGGAAGGGCGAAGTTCAGGAACTTGCGGGTTGGCGAATTGTCAAGTCGAACGCTCCGGGGTTTGCGCCTACTACGCAAAGTACCAGTGGTTTCGCCAACAAACTGTATAACAGCTTTGGAATTGCGCGCAATGCGTACCAGATTTCCGACCTGCAGAATCTCCGCGTGTACGCGGCTGCTCCGGGCGGACAGACGGACACCTTGCAGCAAAACCGTAAGATTGGTTATAAGTTTGCATTTAAATCGATCATAACAAATCAAAACTGGCTGTTCAGCGTGATTTCTGCTGGGCAGAATTCCGTAAACAACGTGTAGCGGCTAGTTGGCTCTAAGGGGATTGGGGTACCTACAAATGGTGCCCCTTCCTATCTCAAGTCTCACAAGGACAAAGCAATGGCTGACAACAGCAAAGCAGTAGTTGCAAAAGATACCAGTAAGTACGAGTACGTTGAAGTCCCTGAAACCGATTTGTTTGGGGAAGAGCATACAGGCGTTTCTATTAACTTCCGGCAATTTGGACCCGGCAAACACTTTCTTGACCCTGAAACCGCAGGCGAAGTTCGCCGACTACTGGACCTAAGACTCCGTAGTGATATGCGAGTCCTACAGCCTACCCGCGATTCCAAGATGTATGAAATCATGTCTCGCAATGGCAAGCCCGTTCCAAACCAAGGCTAATAGTCAATGGCACAATTTCAACCTGCAATTGCTAATACTGAATTGAACGAGGGGGGTTATACTAATAACCCCAACGATTCTGGCGGTGAAACCTATCGAGGTATTAGCCGCCGTAATTGGCCTAATTGGTCTGGTTGGGCTATTGTGGATGTTCTGCGAAGCCAAGCTGGATTCCCGGCTATTCTAGACTCAAACACAGACTTGCAATCCGCAATAGTTCAATTCTATCAAACTAACTATTGGCGATTTGATGGAATCAATAACCAAGCTGTTGCTAATAAGATTTTCGACCTTGCAGTAAACGTTGGAATGGTTCACGGAATTAAGATTACTCAGTTAGCAGCAGGTTCTCCAGTTGATGGTGAGTATGGCCCCCACACAGAAGCTGCAATAAACAATTATCAAGGTGATATTATTCCAATCATCCGTATGAAGGCAGAAGAGTATCACAGGGCAATTGTAGCAACTCATCCTCAAGATGCAGTATTCCTTCGAGGCTGGATAAACAGAGACAATGAATAGAGGGGATAATGAACATTTCTGACGACCTAACTTACATACGGCATCACATCATCTTACTTATTATTGTTGTAGGCCTTGCATTTGGCGGTATCTACGGTGTCGAAAGTCTAGTCGCGCGACACGACGCGGCCAATGCTTCTCAGACTGCACTCATCCTCAAGCAACAACAACAACAGGTTGCATCATTGGAGTCTCAGCTTCAATCCAACGAACAACAGTGGCAGAAGGTTGAGACGCAATTACTCGTTGAGAACACCCAACTCGCACAGACTATTGCTCAACGCAATACACAACTTGCTGTGGTGCAGAAACAAAACGCTACTTTAACCGCACAGGAAGCGGCGCAACAGTTAACCGTACAGACTAAGGCACAACCCAATGAAGTTACTGCTCAAGGTTCAACTGTAATTTTGGATTTGCCTATTGCTCGTACATTGGTTAGTGACTTGGATTCTATCCAAGTTCTCCAAGCAAATCTGTCTGACACACAAACGCAACTAAAGAATGAAACACAAATTGCCTCCAATAGTCAAGCAAATGTAAAGGAGCAGGCTGTCGTTATTACCAATTTGCAGACTGAAAATAAAGACGAAATCATCGCCTGCACTACTCAAATCGCTGCGATCAAAGCAACGAATAGAAAAGATAAAATTAAGGTATTCTTGAAAGGTTTTGTAGCAGGGACAGTTTTTGGAGTTATTGGTAAAAGAATGATAACCGGGAGCTGGTGATGAGTAAGTGGTACAGCAAACTAGTCATTGCTGTTCGTGGTCGCCACACTCTATTTGCGCTGTTCTTCACTCTAAGTGGTACAGCAATGGCGTGGTTTCACAGACTTGACCCAAACTATGTAGCATTAGTAGCAGCAATTCAAGGATGGGTATTTGCGCATAGCTATAAGGAAGACAAGTTCAACAGCAATGGTCCCGATAATTCCTAAGAAAGTTTAAATCTCTAGATATAACATATTAACGGAGTAGATATGGCCTCACCGAATAATCCATTAACAACGCTTCAGTTTAATGGGACAATCTCAGCACGTTCCTCTTCCTCATTCGTGGATGTCTACACCAAAACGGTGCAGTTCACTTTACCAGCATTCGCAGGTATATGGGCGGATATTGTTGTGGACACGACACCTACTCCACTCACTGTAGTGGGTGCTGCTGCTTTGAACTTTATCTTTATTTCCAATAACGACCCGTCAAAGGCTCTTACACTAACATTGACAAATCAAGAACAATCAACTGTCATTCTCAATCCCCTCGGAATGTATTTGGTAATGGGCGCACAAATAACCACTCTCATACTAACTGGTAGCCATCACAATCAAGCAGTCTCGTATATGCTCGCGGGATAATAAGACCCTTTAAGGTGGAACTTAATGTCGTACTCTGTACAGAATGTAATCGATAAGGTTTCACAAGACGTAAGACTGCAAGTTGCCTCTACCGTTGGTTCCGTGACGGCGACAGCACTGATAGATTATGCCGACCGAATTCAGAAGCAAATGCTTCGGTTTTCGCGTTGGCATTTTATTTTGTCTGACCCGCAATACTTCATGACTTCTTATGGGCAGACGGACTATTGGCTTGGACCTGCGGGTAGTATACCCGGCAGTACAGTTGACACTGGCCTGCACCTAAACGATCTTGATTTGATACGCAAGGACAGCGTACGCGACCTGTCGAACAACCGGGAAATCAAAAGCCTCGGTAGCCAACCAATCGGCCCATCACTAAACTTTACGAGCGGTCAAACTCGCCCCGGCTTGCCAGCTACCTTTTGGCAGGACCCAAACAACTCAAATTTACTGCACATATATCCCGGCGCGAATAACGAGAATACCTTCCAACCATTCCCGGCTGCCCCGATATTGACAGCCACCTCAAATGGGTCCTTGTTAGCGCGACAGTATTTCGTCAGGCTGACCTTTGTGGATTCAATTGGTGGGGAGAGTGCGGGTAGTACTGTTGGAACAAATGTCTATCTGCCTGCTAATAGCGTTGTAAATGTCATCAGTCCCACACTCTACTTTGCCAAGAGTGCGGATGGTGTACTTTATAACTCCTACAATGTGTATGCCTCAACTAGCTCTGGTAGTGAGACCCTACAGAATGTGTCTCCAATTCAGATAGGAGCTAATTGGGAAGAACCCCTAACGGGTTTGATAACCACTGGAGTTAGTGTCCCACAGAATAGTACCATCCAACAGATGCATGGTTACATAATTCAATTTCGATACTATCGTGACCGTATAACATTAACACAGCCTGACCAGATTGTGCAGATTCCCGATAAATATATTGACGTGTTAGTTCATGGTATTCAGGCTCTCGCGTGGAAACTTATTGGGCGTGCAGAAGATGCAACTGCAACAGGGGCCCTATATCGTTCTGGATTAACTGAAATGATTTGGGACAAGAATTTGTTCCCGGCTACGGACTTTGTTCGACCTGACCCTGCTTCATTTGTGAATGACCAAATGAACGCCGTGCTCGAACCTTTTCTCTAAAAGGATAGATAGTGCCACAGTCTCAAGTTAGTTTCCAAAATATGTTCACTCCGAAAATCTTCCGCTATGTGCGGACGACATTCGGGGGTGTGGGTGTGGATAACTTTGTTCAGCCACCCGCACAGAATCCAGATATGTTTGAGGAACTAACCAATGTAATGCCTATAACGGATGGTGGATTGCGTAAACGGTGGGGTTATCAACTATGGAACTCCACGAATCCCATTGAAGCCAAGCACGCTTATGAG